GCATCACATGCTTGTTATGCGGTCTGATATTGCCCCGCAGTATAATATTGAACCTTTTCACATTTCAATTGTGTGGAAACCGCTGGATGCGATGACAGGTAAAGAGCTTGCGGAATTGAATCTGATTAAAGCGCAAACAGGACAAACATTAGCGTCGATCGGGGCTATTGACGGTTCCGATGAAAGACAGCGTATAATTGCAGACCCTGAGAGCGGGTACTCGGGGTTAGATACTGGGACTGAAGAAGATGAGAGCGGCGAGTGGCAATAAAAAAAGTTAAGCTGTCGGATAAAAAGAAAGCGTGGGTAGGAACCCGAAACGTTGTTCTGAACGGGGTTTCTCTCGCCTATAATGCCGGACTTGAATCTTGGTATAAGAGAAAATTGACGGCTGAAGTTAATAAAATGACAAAAGAAGTTAAATCTAAAATTATTGAGCTGTTTCGGAGATTATATTCTCCCGTCTATACGCAGGATGAAAGTCTTGGGTCGCAGGCTAGGATATTGATGAATGAATTGTCGGAAGCCTTTGAGAAAATGTTTAACGGCTCGTCACTCTCTTTAAGTAAAGAAATGGTAGATAAAACATTAAAACAAAGTGAATTAAACTTGGCTGAAAGTCTTAAGAAACTAACAGGGGGGATGACAATTAAAACTGGATTTTTTCCAGAGGAATTAGCGGACATTGTAACCGCATCCATATCCGAAAATGTAAGCCTAATAAAATCTATACCTACGAAATATTTGACAGACGTTACCGGAAGTGTGATGAGGTCTGTTACATCCGGAAAAGGATTGAAAGACTTAATACCCGAAATAAATAAATATGATGGTATGACGAAAAGGAGAGCTGAGTTATTAGCGCTAGATCAAACGCGTAAAGCATATTCTTCTATCAATGCAATCCGATTAGATAAATTAGGCGTTAAAAAGTTTAAATGGTTGCACAGTGGTGGCGGGCAATACCCTAGACCGTCGCACGTAAAAATTAGCGGACATGTGTTTAGCTTTGCGAATTTGGAGGAAGAACAAGCTGCTTTGGGCGTCCCTAAGGAAGACCGAGGACTTCCGGCTTACCCTATAAATTGTAAATGTCAAATGATACCTGTCATAGAATTTGACTAAAATTAAGAAGCTATGCTATTATGTTATATGTAATATCATGTTAAAATGGGCGCTATGGAACCTATTGTTGGGATTAACTATAAAACCCCTGGTGTTTCGGGGTTTACAGATATCGAGGAAAAAAAATCCGCGAGGGTGTCTGACATCAACGGTTTTATTGAAATAAAAGGTAATCCTATTAGTAAAGTAGGGGTTTTTCCGTATTCGGGTTCTCAGATTAGCAAAGATTTAGACCCGGGTAAAATATATAACGTGTATAGACCCGAAGAAGAGCTAAATAACGAAGCGACTATAATTTCTTTTAAGTTATTACCTATGACTATACGTCACGCGATGCTAGGCAGCTCAAAAGAAGGGCTAACACCCGCCGAAGAAAAAGGAGTTGAGGGTGTCATAGGTCAAGATGTATATTTCGAATACCCTTATCTTAAATCAAATTTAAAAATTTTTTCAGAAACAGCGAAAGATATAATAGATTCAAGTTTCAATGAATTGTCAATCGGGTATCGTTGTACTTATGATATACAGTCGGGAGAATTCGAAGGGCAAAAATATGATGTGATTCAAAGAAATATTCGAGGAAATCATATTGCAGTAGTTGAAGAAGGTAGGTCGGGCCCCGATGTCTCGGTGCTAGATCAAATGACATTTACATTTGATGCGAAGGAGCTAAAAGTGGAAGCGTGTAAAGATGAAGATTTTGATTTTAAAGAAGCATTAGCTGAATTAAAATCAAGAATTGAAAAAGTAGAAATGATGCTTGCTGAAAAATCGCAGGATACCGAAACTGAGGAAGAAGAAGATGGCGAGCCTGAAACAATGATTGCTAAAACTTCGGGTATGGATGCTAAAGAAGTATTTAAAGAGTTGGCTCGTCGCGATGATCTGGCTAAAAAAATCTCTTTGCACATCGGAGCTTTTGACCACAGTGAAAAAACATTAAGCGAAGTCGCTGAATATGGGGTTAAAAAATTAGGGTTGAAATGTAATAAAGGTCATGAAGAAGCGGTTCTTTCTGGGTTTTTTGCGGCTTCAAAAAAATCTCCCGTTATTTCAGCACGCGCAGAAGACCGAGCTGAAGAGATGAGTTTAACTGAATTTTTAAAAGGAGTCCTCTAATGACTTTTCAAGCTACTGTACAGATCCAAATGGGCTTTGGTGTCCCAGGGGAAGTTTACCAAAGCGCCCCGTGGGTTATCCTGCCTTATACATTGAACAGCGGGGCCCAACTTAATGTGGTCGGTTCTACCGCTTATACTATTACCGCTGAAGGTTTGGCACAGGCAGGAGCGGGGGGTACTCTTGGTTTTGGGGGTATCTTATGCTCTCCTAAAGATTACGCGTCATTTGGTGCGGGTAATGCGCCTCTTGCACCTACTTTACAATTGCCTAATTTCACAGAAGCTTCTTTATTGAGCGAAGGTATCATGGTAGTGTCTTTACCCGCAGTTGCAAGCATCGGCGACTATGTTATTTATAATGATGTTACAGGTACTTTAGCTACGATGCCACCTGGAGATTTCTTACCCGTAGGTTTCAGTTTTGCTAATGCGGTTGTAAGTCAATTCAATCAAACAAGCGCGAGCGGTGGGTTAGCTGTTATTCAAGTAAAACCTGTAGTTTATCCCGTTCCTGTTGACGCCCCATAATCTAGGAGATTTAAATGCAAAATGCAACACTTTTTCGACGTAGCGTGCTTCCCCGCGACGTATGCACTCTTTCAAATTTTGATGGTAAATTAGCTGATTTAGGTTTCGCGGTAGATGAACGTGATCTTAAAAATCTTATTGCCTATTCGATGGACTCTTTACAACCTACGGTTACCCCAGGGTCTATTACAACTCCTGTCCAATTTTTGCAAACCATTTTACCTGGGTTTGTACAAATTGCTACCGCGCCACGCCAAATCGACAAATTTACGGGTATTCAAATTACAGGTAATTGGTCGGATGAGCAAATTCTACAACAAGTTGTAGAATTGACCGGTAAAGCTAGACCTTACCAAGACTACACAAATGTTCCATATGCGTCCTGGAATTCCACTTGGAACATCAGAACAGTAGTACGGTTCGAACAAGGTATGCGTATTACTCGCTTGCAAGAGCAACGCGCAGCTGCTATTCGGATTAATGATGCCGCATCACGACGTGATGCTTGTCGTTTAGCGCTAGATATTGAACGTAATGATGTCGGTTTTTATGGGTTCAACGCGGGCGCTAATAACACCTTCGGGTTTTTAAATGCGCCTGAGCTGTCCCCATATAGTATTGTACCCCCAGGTGCTGCGGGGTCTACAACATGGGCATCTAAGTCATATTTAGAAATCCAAAAGGATTTACTAACCGCTGCGCAAGAGCTTAGGACGATTTCGAAAGGGTTAATTGACCCCGCAAATGATAACATCACAATCGCAGTTGCCAATAACACTGTGCAATATCTAGCTAAATCTACCGATTATGGATATACACCAAATAAATTTCTTGCTGAGAATTTCAGAAATGCAAGGGTTGTTTCCGCCCCACAATTAGATGATGCTCACGCAGATCAAAACGTTTTTTACATGTACGCAGAAACCGTACCAGATACCGGTACGGACGGCGGAGCCGTGTGGATTCAACCGGTCCCAACCGTGTTTCAAATGATGGGTATAAAAAACGAAGAGAAAGGATATTCTGAAGATTACTCCATGGCAACTGCGGGGGTAATGTGCAAGCGTCCTTATGCTGTTGTGAGATTCTATGGCATCTAATCTTGAAGAGTCTTTGCTGGCCCATGAAGGGTTAAAACTCACGCCGTATACGGATACGCGCGGGGTTTTAACCGTTGGGGTGGGTAGAAATTTACAAGTAGGATTAAGTAAAGATGAAGCTCTTTTCCTTATGAGAAATGATATTTCCCGTTGCAGAAAGGAGCTTGCTTCTTACCTATTTTTTAAGCATCTAGATCCTGTTCGACAAGATGTATTGATTGAATTATGCTTTAATCTGGGTCTTGCAGGCCTTTTAAAATTTAAAAAAATGTTAGACGCGATTCAAAGTAAGTCTTACTCTATTGCGGCTAACGAATTACTTGATAGCTTATGGGCAAAACAAGTCGGACAAACGAGGTCAAAAAATCTTGCAAACCGTTTAAAAACGGGGCAATATTAGTTGCTTTTTTCTTTTAGTGCTACCGTAACACTTTCAATAATTAATTCTGAAGCTATTTCAACTAATTTAATAACGCGTTCATCGTTTAATGAAGGGACAGCCGTCATTACCGTCGATAGCAAAAAAATGGCGTAAGATAAAATCTTGATAAGTGTAGACTTTTTTTGAGTGTTCATGTAATCCTCTCTGTCCCGCGTTCTAAGTATAGCCTTTATGCGGTAAAAAGCTAGACAGTTTTTCAAGAACGGGCTATACTCGCTATACAAACATGTAAAAAAGGATCGGTAATATGACAGCTTATATTTGCTCTACGCACACAAACTCCGTTGAATACAGACAGTATGAAGAAAGCAAAGGAGATAACTCCCCTGCCCGCGTTTTGAAAAAATTTGTAGTAAAGGGTGGGAATGGGATGTGTCAGATAAAAACGTTAGAGACACCCATGGGGGTTGTTACTACCGTAGAAAAAGACTCGGATATTGAGTGGTTAGAAGCCTTACCTGCTTTTCAAGAAGACATTAGAAACGGGTATATTCGGGTTTTAAAAAGAAAAGAAGACCCTGAAAAAGTTGTCAAGAAAAGCATGAAAGATCGGGACCTTTCCGCCCCCTTGAAAGCGGAAGGATACGCTAAAAATGCGGATGACCCCTTCACTTATTTAGCTGGGTCTCGTACATGAGCACTATAGAATTTGACCCCGTTATTTTCAGACAGCAGGTACCAGCTTATTCCAACCCAGTCGATTATCCCGATGCTACGTTGCAAGCATTTTGGGACGCCGCTGTTTACTATGTGAGTAATGAAAACTACGGGTGTTTGCAGGGGGATAGAAGACGATATGCCTTAAATCTCATGACTGCGCATTTGGTATATATTTCAGATATGGCAACGTCGGGTCAAGTTCCTTATGTTTTATCCGCAAGCACTATCGATAAAGTTCAAGTCTCAACGGTGCAAGTCCCTCTAAAAAACCAGTGGGGTTGGTGGCTATCAACGAGCCCCTACGGTTCCCAATTGTGGGCGTTACTGCAAGTTAATTCTGTTGGTGGGTTTTATGCGGGTGGTATACCGGTTCTACCCGCGTATCGTGGGAGACGTGGCTATGGCTACGCAGTTAAAAATACAAATTAATACCGATATTGCGGATGTGGTAGACCGACTAACCACTAATAAAGTTTTAAGGGTAGGTTGGGTCGATGAAAAGTATTACGAAAAAGGGCTATCCTACGCGGGGGCCGCTGTTATACATGAGTTTGGGGTTATAAAGGATAAGAAAACTAGAATACCCGCCAGGCCTTTTTTCAGGCCGGCCATAGCCGAGGACCAAGGAAAATGGGAAAATACGGCTAGAGAGGGGGTTAAAGCTCTTGTCATAAAAGGCGGAGGAAATATAGAAGACGTCATGGATTTGATAGGGGCCCAAGGGGCGGGGAGTGTGAAAGAACACATTGAAAAAGTATGGACACCCCCATTAGCAGAAAGTACGGTGCAGAAGCGACTTTCTAAACTATCTAAAAAAACCAGAACAGCTTTGATTTATAAGCCGTTGATTGATACGGGTAACATGATGGGGGCCGTTATTTGGAGGGTAGAAGACGAATGAGCATCCCAGGTCAAAATCTATTGAAAATGGCGCTCACGCTGATAGCGAAACAGAAGGTTAACTACTATAAATACACAGGGCGTGTGCTCAATTCGGTAGGTCAGTATGTTACCTCGTATGAACCCGCAGTCGTGATTGTGGGCAGTTTCCAGCCCGTTCCTAGAAATTTATACGCACAGTACGGGCTAGATTTTCAAAAAAACTATTGCACTTTTTACGCTTTAAACGATGTGATAGACTTAAAAAGAGACATAACATCAGATAGAATCGCTTTTAACTCCCAGTTGTACCAAGTTGAAAGCGCAAACGATTGGTTTGCATTGGACGGTTGGAAAGGCGTTTTATGCGTGCAAATTGACGAGGGCGTATTTTGAACCATACCGATAATTCTATTATTCAGCTATTTATATCGATTATCCGCGAAGGGTTGGACGCGGACGGGTATACGAATGTAAAAATACAACAAGCGAATCAGCCCACGCAGCAGGGGGTTCCGTCTGCGCCAACCGTGTTTTTTTATAAAGTTTCAATGAAGAGATATGGGTTTATGGGGCGTTTTGACACGTACAACGCAGTAGACGATGATTTCACGCATAAAGAAAAACAATACTATGAGTCTACTTTTAGCATACAAACGTTGGTAAAACAAAATCCAGGGTTATTAAGTTACACGGCGTCGGACCTGGCGGACGAGGTAGCTAGTATTTTACAAAGCAGCAAAGCGTTAGATCAGTTTAAAGCCCAAGGTGTGGGTATATTGCGCATCACCAATATAATTAACCCGTATTTCACTGATGATAAAGATAATTTTGAGTCAATACCCACTTTTGATTTTACTTTGCTATACTCTAATGAGAGACTGTCTACCGTTCCGATCGTGGATAGTCTCTACTTCGATATTTATCACGTGTGAAGGATAAGATATGGCGATCAAGATAAATCGATATGTGGATATTACATCTGGGGTTGGCGGGGCAGCTGTTGCAACTCAAAGAGATTTAGTTCTACGAGCTTTTACCGATAACGAAAGATTGCCTCCCCGTAGTTTTATATCTTTTTCAGATTCGGACGCGGTAGGTAATTATTTCGGTTTTCAAGCGGATGAGTATTTCGCATCCTTGTTTTATTTTTCGTGGATATCAAAAAGTATAACTTCCCCACCCTCTATTCAATTCGCACGCTGGGTAGAATTACCCGCGGCCCCTCAGATTTTTGGTATAAAAAACTTAGCCCCGTCTTTGACTCCCTGGTCCTCAGTGACTTCAGGAGCGTTAGTTTTAACAATGGGCGCTTTTACGTATCCTATCACGGGATTGAATTTCACGGCAGCGGCTGATCTTAATGCTGTTGCGTCTATTGTTGAAACCGCTATCCGAGCCCAGGTTCCCGGTGGAACACTGTTCACGAATGCCACCGTATCTTTCAATCCTACAACGGCTTCCTTTGACTTAGTCGGAGGAGACACAGGGGATTTAGCTATTTCTGTAGAAGCAGGAACTGGAACAGATATCACCGTAGCCGGATTTTTAGGGTGGAGACCCGCGAGTGTTAACACGAACGGGGCGGTAACTTCAGGAGCAATTTGGTGCCCTGGTTCGGATGCGCAAACGATTACAGAGTGCCTGCAAGAGTCATCCTCCGAATCTGATAATTTTGGGTCTTTTATTTTTATGCCTTCCCTTGATTTAGATATCATAAAAGTTAAATTGGCGGCTCAGTGGAACCAAGAGCAAAATAATAAATATTTGTATTCTGTCGCAGTAGACGAAGCAAATGCGAGCTTATGGTCAACCGAATTAGATGGTATTTCAGGCGTGAGTTTGACTTTAAATAAAAACCAAGACGAATACCCAGAACTAGACCCAACAATGATTTTAGCTGCTACTGATTACGATCGTATAAACAGCGTTCAAAACTATATGTTTCAAGTTTTTCCTGGTTTGACCCCTTCCGTTACAACAGATGCTGAGGCCGATGCATACGATGCATTAAAGATTAATTACTACGGTCAAACACAGACAGCTGGAACTAAAATTGAATTTTACCAACGCGGGTCCCTGATGGACGGGCTTGCAATGAATGTTTATGCGAACGAGATATGGCTTAAAGATGCTGCGGTAGTCGCAATTGCTAATTTATTGATCGCTCAAACTCGAGTTCCTGCAAATACAACCGGTCGAGCGATGTTAATAAACACATTGCAACCCGTTGTACAGCAAGCATTGAACAACGGCGTGATTAGCGTGGGTAAGACTTTGACTGACTCGCAGAAGAATTTTATCACGCAAGTAACAGGTGACGAGTACGCATGGTATCAAGTTCAATATTCAGGATACTGGTTAGATGCGGTAATTGTGTTTGTAAGCCCAAATAATTACGAAGCGCGCTATACTTTAGTATACAGCAAAGACGATGTTATTAATTTCGTCTCCGGTACACACATATTAGTTTGAGGAATAAGAAATGCCTGATATTTCCGGTTTTCAGATTGAAATAAATATTGTAGCTTCGAAGTCCTTTCCGGCTGGCCTTAGGATAAATCAATTTGCGGATGATTTAGATCCGTTGAATATCTCATCAACTAAAGTTGCGGATAAAGCCATGTCTGTTAACGGCGACCTTGCATGGTGGTCTACCCCATCGCCTTTAGAAATTGAAATATCTGTAATGCCGAATACTACTTCTGACATCAACTTAGGTCTTTTATTAGAGGCAAACCGAGTAGGGCAAGGTAAAACAGGTGCTCGGGACCAAATTAGGCTGACAATAAACTACCCAGCAGGAAATTTTATAACCTATACCGGAGGGGCTATCACAGACGGACCCGTTGCAAGCAGCGTGTCGAGTCAAGGGCGGTTAAAAGGTAAGACCTATAGGTTTGCTTTTGAAAACCGTTTCGGAGGTTAATCGTGTTAAGAGAACCAAAAATCATAGAAATCGCCGGTAAAAAATTTAAAATTTCTAAATTAAATGCCATTGACGGCCGTTATATTATGTTAAATTATCCGCTATCATCAGTCGGAAAAGCGTTAGATTACTCCGTGAATGAAAAAGCGATGATTAAATTGCTCTCCTTTACCGCACGTGTGTTTGACGACGGTACAGAACTCCAATTGCTTACTCCTGAGCTAATCAACAATCATTTATCTAGCTGGAAAGAATCTTCAGAGCTAGAAGCCAAGATGCTAGAGTACAATGATTTTTTACCCTCAGAGCTCCTCTAAGACTCCCAGGATGGGGGCGCTCTGAAAATACGGGGATTGAATTTCCGAACGTTGACCCCATGATTGGGGCGATAGTCGCTAATAAACTTGCAACATTGCACGAGTTAAAGACAATATATACGCTTGAAGACGCATACGATCTCTATGAAATATTGTGCGTGACACGCTATAATGAATATCTAGCTATAGAGAGCGCTAAAAAATGTCGAACATAGTACAAACGTTTTTCATGCTGTTTAAGTCGGATTCTTCAGAACTGAAGAAAGACTTAGAGGATGTCACGGCTAAAACAGAAGAATTCACAGAAGCATCTAAGGGAAGCGAGACACAGACTAAAAAGACAGAAAAAGGGGCTAAAGATTTATCTAAAGCTATCGATGATGTCACAGAGTCTTCTAAAGATAACGAAGAGCAAACTAAGAAAAATGAAAAAAGCGCTGCTGATTTAGCAAAAGCAATAGGTCAAATAGCTGGCGGTTATTTTACCGCAAATTCTGTTTTAAATCTTTTCAAAGGTTCTATGCGGGACACCTTCGATTTAAGCAATATACAGAACTTCTCTGATGTAAATGTCGAAAAATTAGACGCTTGGGGTAGGGCTTTCCGACGTTTTGGCGGTGATATGGCGTCTTTTCGAAGCGAGGCAATCGCTTTTACGATGGAGCATAACACCAGCTTAAACACCACGCTGGATTTTTTTCTTAGAATGTCGGATACTCTGTCGCGTTTAAGCCTACCAGGCGCGCAAATCATAGGGCGTCAAAAAGGATTATCTCCTCAGGTAGTCGCATTTTTACATCAAGGTCCAGCAGCCGTGCGTGCAGCGCTAAAAGAGCAATATGAAATAGGCGTCACATCGGATAAAGACACGCAAGCAATACAAGAGTTAAATAAATCTCTTACTAGGTTAAGTGATGCTACCGATGCACTAACCCGCGCATATATAGAGCTAGTGCAGC